AGAGAGGAAAATAAGAATGAATCTGTACGAAATCGAAAATGAAATCCTTAATTGCGTAGATATGGAAACAGGGGAAATCGTAGATATTGAAAAGCTTGAATCTCTGCAGATGGAAAGAGATCAAAAAATCGAGAACATCGGTTGCTGGATCAAGAACCTTCTGGCAGATGTAAAAGCCTTAAAAGAAGAAAAAGATAACCTTGCAGCACGTCAAAAAGTTGCTGAGAACAAAGCAGCTTCATTAAAAGAATTTCTTTCAAAATATCTGGACGGTGAGAAATTTAAGACTGCAAAGGTATCAATTTCTTACAGAAAAAGTGATTCTGTAGATATTTCAGCGAATGCAACTGTTCCTGAGGAGTTTCTTAAATATGCAGAGCCTACACCTGACAAAATCGGATTGAAAGCTGCATTGAAAGCTGGAAAAGAATTTCCGGGAATTTCACTAAAAACTTCTCAGAATATTCAGATCAAGTAGGAGGGCACTAATGACTGAATTTGAAATCCGTATTCCGGCAAGAAAGAAGCAGCCGGCAACCGATAAGGATAACCCTGTCGTGAAAGTTTCGCCAGAAGCGTACAACGCACTGGTCGAGATTTATAACGAATCAACCATATCAATGAAAGATATTGCAAGCTTGCTGATTATTGAGAGCAGCAAGCATGTGGTTTATGACAAGGAGGAATAGCAATGGCAACACCAGTATTAATTATTGGAAAATCTGGTTCCGGCAAGAGTACCAGTCTTAGAAACTGCCAGAATGAACGCTGGAATCTTATTAGAGTATTGAACAAGCCACTTCCATTTAAAGGCAAGATTGACGGATGGTTTACAGATGATTACCAGCAGGTAATGAAGTGCCTGGTCGCATCAAAAGCGGAGTCAATTGTGATTGATGATGCAGGCTATCTTATTACGAATCACTTTATGAGAGGACACGCTTCTGCCGGAAAAGGCAATGCAGTATTTTCACTTTACAATGACATTGGTGATTATTTCTGGAATCTTATCCAGTTTATAGTTACGAAAGTACCGCAGGACAAAATTGTATATATGATGATGCACGAAGAAAAGGACGATTCTGGAGACGTGAAGCCGAAGACTATTGGTAAGTTACTTGATGAAAAGATTTGTTTGGAAGGTCTTTTTACAATCGTTCTCAGATGTATCGAAGAGAGCGGCAAGCACTTATTTGTCACCCAGTCCAGCCAGGGAGCAGTAAGCAAGTCCCCGATCGGGATGTTTGACAGTTTAACTATTGATAACGACCTTGCAGAAGTTGACAAGGTTATCAGAGATTATTATGAATTAGGAGGAACAGACAATGCAGAAACCAAATAGTTATGATACAACACAGGCAGCAGGAGAATTTGAACCAATTAAGCTTGGCGGTCACAAAATGGTGATTAAACAGGTGTCAGAGCGTCAGTCAAAACCAGACGATGAGGGAAAAACTAAAAATATGCTCGTTATTCTGTTTGATTTTGCCGACGGAGACGAACAGGCAGGATATTTTATGAAACAGTTCGAAAATGATATCCGACCAGATAAGAAATACCCGAATGCCGGAACTAACTACATGGTTATTGACGAGAGTGTAGATTATGGTGTTCGTAATCTCAAAACATTCATTACATGCGTAGAAAAGTCAAATCCGGGCTTTGCTGTTAAGTGGGGAGATAACTTCGGGCAGCAGTTCAAAGGCAAGCTGATCGGTGGCATCTTCCGTCTGGAGAAAGACTGGTACGACAATAAAGAAGTGAAACGCCACAAGCTTGCACGGTTCCGCAGCGTGGAAGGAATCAAGGATGCAGATATCCCAGAAGAGCGCACCACAAAAGCCTATGACGATCATCTGAAGGAAGAAGCTATCATGGGAGCGAATCAAGCTGGTACGGACTTTATGAACATTCCAGACAGCGTAGCAGATGATGTCCTTCCGTTCAATTAATATAGAGGTGAGTTAATGGGATATACACATGGAATACCATGGAACGACGATCTTATCAAAGAAAATATCATGATAGTTGTTGAGAAATTGAATTTAGATCATTTTCCAACTCATTCCGAAATGATAGAAGTTTTTGGAAACAAAAGCCTTGCTTGCAAGATTGCAAAGCATAAAGGGACTGTATATTGGGCTGAAAAACTTGGACTGCCTCTTAAATATTCTGATACAACTTTTGGAAACAAATATGAAATAAAAGCAATTTCAGATATTTACGAGAATGTCGGATTGAATAGTGTACAAACAAGCTCAAGGCACCCTTATGATTTGCTTACTGATAACAGTGTAAAAATAGACGTAAAAGCATCTAAGGAATTTACAAACAATTGCAATTCAAAGGCATTTACATTCAACCTTGAAAAGAAAAATCCGACTTGCGACATCTTCCTTTTATATTGTTTGAATGATGATGAAACATGTCGAAAGGTATTAATAATCCCTTCCTGTTCAGCCCTCGGAAAAACGCAAATAGGAGTAGGAGAGAATAGTAAGTGGAATCATTACGAAAATCGTTGGGAGATTATAAAACAGTATAGTGAATTCTTTGGAAAATACAAATACCAGAAGGATGTGATCTGATTGGTCGTACAATGTGATACACGTGAACACAAAAAGGAATGGGAACGGATTCAGAATCAGTTTGACGGACTTGGAGTACAGTATTTTCGCTCCAAACTATATTGCGGAGATTATCAGTCGCTGGATAATGCAAAGCTCTGTATTGACCGCAAAAAGGATTTACAAGAGCTTGTATAATGTCTGCCAGCAGCATGAAAGATTCAAAGCAGAGCTTATCAGAGCGCGTGAAGCAGGTATTCAGTTGATTATCCTATGTGAGCATGGACCAGATATTAAATCAGTTGGTGATGTATATTTCTGGGAGAATCCCCGAAAACATAAAGTTATCTGGAAGACGGTAAACGGCAGAAAAATAAAAACTGTGATATCTGACAAGGCTGTTGATGGCTGTCAACTATACAAATCTCTATGTACGATCAGAGATAAATACGGCGTCCGATTTGAATTCTGTACAAAAGAAGAGACCGGACGGCGAATCGTGGAGTTGCTGTCATGACAAAAGAAGAAATCAAACAGTCGGTAAAAATGCCTGAGATTCTTTCTAGATATGGGCTTAAGCCAAACAGAGCCGGTTTTATATGTTGCCCTTTTCACAAGGAAAAGTCAGCGTCATGTAAGATTTACGATGATTCATTTTACTGTTTCGGCTGCGGAATCGGCGGTGATGCGTTTGATTTCGTGATGCAATATGAATCTGTTCCTTTTAGTACTGCTTTTATTGAGCTGGGCGGCACTTATATGTCAAAGAAAGGCAAGAGCCGGAATCAGATCAGACATGAAATGCGGGATATAAAAGCGAAAAAATACAATCCTGTTCAGATCCAAAACGAGCTTGAGCGGGTAGAAAAGAACATACTTATGTACGAAACAGCGCTAAAAACTTTCCCTCCTGGTTCAGAAGAGTGGTATATGTGCCAGTTCAACCTTGAAAAAGAAAGAAGCAGATATGAAATATTGTCAGCTAAGGCAGGAGGTGAGAAGCATTCTTGAAAATATTGAAAATTTGCAAGCAAATGATTTTATGCAGAAACAGTTATATGAAGAACTTTTTTCAATAAAAAATAAAATTGACCGTTCGGAAGCTAAATTTAAGTTAATGGACAGAGCGAAGAGCTTAAGAGTAAAAAGCATAGCCGAGGAATTCATAAAAGAATTCCAGAAAGCAGAACAGGACAAAGAAAAGGAAGAAAAAGCAAATCGTTCTTTGCAAACTGTAGAAAATATTACAAATTTTTATGAGGATGATATTGGAAAAGAATATCCTAACATGGCTTGCGGAAGCTGGATAGCTACAGAAAACGGAATATTTTCTTCTGAGACATCCAAGGCAAGGGAACTTGTGTGCCACCATCCAATAATGCCAATCAAAAGATTAAAGAATCTTGAAACCAATAAGGAACAGATAACCATAGCTTTTAAAAGAGATGGACTTTGGTCTGAAATGACTGTTCCTAAAAGCAATATAGCTTCGACACAAAAAATTGTCGAGCTTGTTGATTATGGAGTTCAAGTTAATGCGGAGAACGCAAAACTCCTCATAAAATATTTATCTGATGTAGAAATGTATAATGCCGATATGATAGACATACAACGTTCTACGAGTAAGCTTGGGTGGCATGGTGATGTATTTGTCCCGTACGATCTTTCGATTGTTTTCGATGGCGAATACCGCTTTAGAACGCTATTCCAGAGTATACAGGAAGGTGGAGATTACTACAAGTG